GCAAAGGTTTTATCCCGTACTGCACTAATAAAACACGTTCGGCCATGGCTTCTTCGGATATTAAGTTATCTTTGAGGTCTCGCACGAACTGTTTACCAGAACGAATATTCATAGCATTTCGCAGCTTCTTTCGAGCTTCGGTTGTTTTCCAACCGAAATCGCGAATATCAGCAGCAAGTTGCTTTGCTTGCTTAAATTGACCTTTACGTAAACCGTAAAGCAATGCAGCAGCGTCCTCGGCCAAACTTGAAATCATCTTTATTGGTTGATGAATTTCTCCAATGAAATTTGCTCCATTGAAATCATTTGCCCGAGCCTTGTTACCTAGAGCCGTTAAAATCTTCAAATCATCGTTAGATGACCAAGGATCTTCGGGTAGGGCGAAACCGGTAAAACTATTTAATGGCCACGAAATAATATCATCATTCGTGCCACCAAATATTTTATCTCGGTGTCCAAAAACAAGACCGACTGAATATTCACTATGAGTCATATCATAGTAGTGCTCCACTCTTTCACGAGTTACAGGATCCCAATCATTACCTGACCAGGATTTCGACCAATAGTCTCCGACTTGGCTATACAGCCCAGTAAAACCTTGCAACGCAACGTTTTGCATGTTGTCGGAAACTTGATTTCCTGAACTCATGGATTGTCAACCAATTGCGCGTCCAATTGAATCTGACGAGCGTCTTTGCCATCCGTCCAATAGTTGATCTGAGCCAAATACGTACCTATTTTGTAGGCGTACGTGGATTCGATCGCAATTAGATTATTGATGTCAAAGAAGCAGTGCAATTCCTTAGCGGTCCACTCTACATAGATATCGGGCATGCTGATCGATGCGGCTACGGCCTGATGGGCCATAATACGATCGATTACATCCTGTTCATCGTCTGTAAGTGTACGCAAGTATGCATCTGCTGGAAGAAGCTCATTAAGAGATTTATTAATCCAACAATTTTGATCATCGCCCTCCTTCAACGATGGTAAGGTCAGGAGTCGTTTCCCAACGATATCCTCCACCAACGAGTGATAGAGTGCAATGTTCGATTCAGTAAGCATAATAATCTCCAGATTTAAGTAAGAACACAGAAAAACGCACTT